CATTATTGGTGATACTCTTGAAGGTGCTACACTTCGTTTTCAATCAGCACTTGATGGTTTGAGAATAGTATTAGTAGAAAAGATAGCACCATCATTAATCTTTGTTAGAGATAGAATTGCAGAATTATTCAACAGAATAGCTGAGGGTATATCTCCTATGAAAACGAACATTGAATTAATGGAGGAACAACAAAGATTGTTTGAAAAAGAAATACAAACCCTTATTACTGTTAATGATTCGGAAGATGCTAGAGCAATAGTTATTAAGAGAATTAATAAAGAATTTAAGGATTATTTACCCAACCTTTTATCTGAAAAAAACAATCTTGATGAAATAAAAAAAGCAAGTGATTTGGCTGTTTTGGCAATGCAGAAAAGAATCGTTGCAATGCAGTTTGAGCAAGAGCAAAGAGAGATTCTTGACAAAAGAGCAGCAGCATCTGCTGCCATAGCAAATCAAAAAATCCTAAAAGCAGAAGGCAAACTTCAATCACAAAGATTAGAAAACTTAGAGGACTTTTCTAAACCTGATGAACTTGCAGGTTTTAAGGCTTTTGAAAAAGCAAACTTAGAGTTTAATCAGAACATACTAGACAGTACGGAGGGTTCAATAGAGAAATTGAAGGCGAAGTATAAGATAATGGCTGAGGACTTAGGGTTTACATTTGCAGACCTTTTTGCAGTTGGTGATGATGATGATGATGAAGTTGCAGCTAGCCAAGCTAATGTTGATGAGATAGTAAAAAAACAAGCAGATAGCATGACTGCTATAATGAGAGCAACTGAGGAAATAGTAGCAGAAGAAAAATTCAAGTTGCAAAAACAATTCTTAGATGGTGAGATTGCCACGAGAGAGGAGTATGATGAGATACTATTGCAAAAGCAATCAGAGTTTTTAAGCGAAGCATTAGCTATGGATATTTTAACTACTGAGGAAAGAATGAAGTTGACAGATATGCTTCATAGAGTTAAGATGCAGCAAATGAAAGAAGAAAAGGATGCTGAGGTCGACAGAATACAGCAGATGAAAGAAACAGGTAAGCTATTATTGCAAATTGGAGAAGCAGAAGGTGAGAACAGTAAAATAAAACAGGCAGGTATTAAAATTACTCAAGCTGCTGCTGTTGCTGAGGGGATTCAGGGTCTTGTAAACGCTCAAGCTGCTATAACTAAACAAGCAGCTAGTGGCGACCCTTTTACAGCGTTTATAAGGGTTGCATCTATGGCTGCTATGTTGGCTTCGGTTATAGTTAATCTAAAAGCACTACTTGGTGATGGTGGTGGACAGACAAGAGTGGTAGGAAGCGAAAGTGGGGAGATGCAATTTGAAAAGGGTGGTCTTACAAGAGGTGGAATGTTTGAGGGTGCATCACACGCAAATGGTGGTGTTAAGTTTAGAGTAGGTGGAACGATACATGAAGCTGAAGGTGGTGAAGCTATAATCAACAAGAGGTCAACTGCAAGATTCAGACCAATACTATCAGCGATAAACTCCTACAATGGGAATGGTGTTAAATTTGCTGATGGTGGCATTATATCTCAAGGAGAGAAGTATGCAATGGGTGGTGAGTTAAGAAGTGTTCAATCAATGGTTAGTGGCTCAACAACTCAAAAGGTTGTTCTAGTTGAAAGTGATGTTACGAATACTCAGAATAGAATATCAGCACTAGAAAGTCAGTCATCTTTTTAATATCTTTACAATATGATAAGACAAAACAGTATTGAAGTAGTAGATGAATTTATAGACATTATCTACAAAGAAGTTAAGATTAAATACTCTGAAGAAGCAGGTATAAAAAATGTTCTTAACCATCTTGCTGAAAGAGGTCTTATTGAGCCAAAAAAACTTAGAGATTTTATGATTATAAAAGATTTTGAAAAGATATTGGAATCCAATGGTCGAAACTACACATACACCTACATGGATATATCTATAAAGTATGACGTTTCTGAAAGAACAATACAGAATATAATTTACAAGCACAAAAGAAAGTATAACAAAGATTATAATGTTAGATAACTTTTGCGAAGATTTACGATTTTAATTAAGTAATTTTGCATTTATGAATAATTGGTACAACATAAAAAATACAGATGAAATTGCTGAAATATCTATCTTTGACGAGATAGGTGATTACGGTACATCTGCAAAAGATTTCGTTGAGCATATATTAAGTATAGGTAAGAAGGATATTACACTAAGAATCAACTCTGTTGGTGGTAGTGTTTTTGATGGTCTTGCCATATACAATGCTTTACGTTCTCATAGTGGTTTTGTAAACATAAAGATTGAAGGCTTGGCTGCTTCAATATCTACTGTTATAGCAATGGCAGGAGATAACATTGAGATGGCTGAAAATGGATTCTTTATGATACATAACCCATTCGGACAATCGGCAGGGGAAGCTGTTGACTTTCGCAAAACTGCTGATTTGCTTGACAAGATAAAAGATGAAATCATTGAAATTTATCAAAGAAAAACAAAACTTCCTTATGATGTTTTGTCTAAAATGATGGATGAGGAAACTTGGTTATCTAGTCAAGAAGCACAGGAGCTTGGGTTTATTGATGAAATAAATGAGCCAATTAAAGTTGCTGCTAAATTTGATTTATCTAAGTTTACTAACGTAGATGAAAAGAAAATCAAAGATGTTTTAGAATTAAATAATAATAAAAAACTTTTTAAAATGACCGAAGAATTGAAAACTTGGTTTAACAGTCTTAAAGAGGAAATCGTTATGGCTGTTAAAGGAGATGATGCTTCAACTCCTGAAAATGAGGTTTCTGTTATTCTTTCTGATAATGAAGATGTAACTAACAAGCTTACTGAGTTAAGCGAGAATGTTTCTTCTTTAGAGTCTGAGAAAGAAGAATTGGCTGCTTTAGTTGGTGAGAAAGAAGGTACTATTACTGAATTGACTAACAAGGTTGCTGAAATGGAAGCTAAATTAAATAAAAATGAAGCTACTGAAACTGTTGTGGAAGCTGAAAATGAGCCTTCAATAACTCCAACTGAGGAAGTTGTTAACGAGTGGGATGCTTTTGCTAAATCAATCTTAAAATAATTAACTTAAAAAATAATAAAAAATGGCTTATACAAGTGCAAGTTTACCAACTGTTAATCAGTATGATGTAAACAAAACAATCCTTGAACCTTTATTTTTAGGTCAAGATTATATGCAATATATGGATGTTATGCCAAATGTTGCAGGAACTGTCGTATTGGATAGATTCCAAGCTTTAAGTGGTATTACAAAGGAATTTGCTTCAGGTGCTTTTTCTGCTGAAACAGGCGAGAAAGGTGCTGCTGTAACTATCACTCCAAAAAGAATGGAAGCTGAAATCGCTTTCGCAGGAAACTCTTTATTTAACAAGATGAAAGGTCAGTTGATGAGAGCAGGACATGACTTTGATAATGTTGACGGAACTATTGTAAAAAACATTCTTCTTGATTTAATCGGAGAGGGTGTTCAGGCTGACTTTAACCGTCAGTTATGGTTATCTGATTCTGCTGCTTCAGGTGCTGATTTAGGTATTTATGATGGTATCTTCCAAGCTGCTTTTGAAGCTACCTCAAACAGCATTAACAGAAGTAGTATCTCTCCTGAGCAAACTACTGATGCTGCTTTAGTTGCAGGTAATGGTATCAAAATCTTACGTGCTTTATATGACAATGCTTCTCCTGAGCTACTAGGTGCAGGAAATCACGTATTGTTTGTATCAGGTGATATTGCTGACGATTATCAGTTAACTCTTGAAGGAACAGGATTTACTTCGTCAGGTTACGGAACTTTAGTAAACGGTGTTCCTCAGCTTACATTCAGAGGTATTCCTATAGTTGTTCGTAGAGATTGGGATGTTGCTATTGCTGCTGACGTTGCTAACGTTAACGGAGCTTCAAATGCTGCTGAAACTCACCGAGCTATGCTAACTACTAAAGATGCTTTTGCTGTTGCAACTGACTTTAATAGTAACTCTGTTGAGCAGTGGTATTCTAACGATAACAAAGAGTATCGTTTCCGAGTGGCTTATTCTGTTGGTTGTGCATT